AGTATTTGACACCATATCCACCAGCTAGATCTATCACAAACATTCTAGAGTTTGATCCTTATGCTCTGCAAGCAGCTCTTGGAGGTGAATAATAGTGGTAAATCCTATTCCAGAAAAAGTAGTTAATTTTAATTTGTATAATGAAGGAGAAAAATTACTTGGAATTACCGGTGAAGTAACGTTACCTAACTTTGAAGCTATGACTGAAACAGTTTCGGGAGCTGGTATTGCGGGAGAATATGAAAGTCCAACACCGGGTCACTTCGGTAGCATGGAAATAGAAATCCCTTATCGTACTGTTAACGGACAGGCAACTAAATTAATGACTCCTACAGCTACAACTGTAATACTTCGTGGTTCTCAGCAGATTAATGATGCTTCTGCCGGAACTATAGATTATCAACCTGTCAAGATCACAATGAAAGTAACACCTAAAAACTTTAATTTAGGTACTTTCGGGGTTGGACAGCCATCTGAAACTGCAAATACTCTTGAGATACTATATATCAAGATAACCATTGATGGTGAAGAAGTCCTAGAGTATGACAAGCTCAACTTTATTTATATTGTTGATGGCCAAGATATTCTAAAAGATGTAAGAGAACAGATTTAAAAATAATAGGAGGTAAATATCATGTCTAAAAATGATACTAAGAAAAAAGAAAATCCACTTGTTGTTGAATTTAACAAATCAGTAAAATTTGAAGATAAAGATATAGAAAAAGTAGATTTAAGAGGGTTGAATGATCTGAAGACTAAAGATCTAATTGAGTTAGAAAAACAATTCAATTTAGATGGAAACTTTTCTTCTCAACCAGAAGCAAGTATCGCTTACGCAAGATTAGCTTCTGAAAGGGTAAGTAATCTTCCTCTTGAATTCTTTGATAATTTAGGAGCTAAAGAGATGATCAAAATTAAAAACGCTGTAATGAATTTTTTCTACGGAGAGGAATAAAAGCTACGGATGGGAAAAAACTGCGAAAAATATCTGTTAGTTTAGGCATGAAAACTAGAACCAGTGTTGATTTTTATTATAATTTAGAAATTGATGAACTTTTTAATATAGCTGAAGATGTAAAGGCGGTGACTAATAGTGGCAAGTAGAACTACTTATCAAACTCATTTTCTACTGGGGGCTAAAGTCCAATCCAGTATGAATAAATCATTTTCAAAAGTTCAAAAAAACATGAAAAATATTAGAAAAAGTGCTGGTTATACCGAAGGAACTTTTGACAAACTTGGAAGAAGTCTTAGAAATGCTTTTGCAGCTGCTGGTATATATTTCAGTGCTCGAACTATTGTCACCGCTTTAAATGATTCAACTCAAGCAGCAATGGAGTTTGAAGATCAAATGGCTGATGTCGGAACTTTACTGGATGGTGAAGTTAATCAAAAAATTGCAAAGTATGGTAAACAAGTAAAACAAACAGCAATAGACACAGGCATCTCGACAGAACAATTAAATAGCGGTTTATATGAAACTATTTCAGCACTCGGTGACGGAGCAGATACTTATGAAATTTTTAGGAAAGCAGCAGAAAATGCTCGCGGAGGTAATGCCGACGTTCAAAATGTTGTGAAATTTCTCTCCACAACTATGAAAGGTTACGGAGATGTTAGTGCCGAAACAGCAGAAAAGGTATCCGATTTAGGTTTTCAAACAGTTAAATTAGGACAAACAACTTTCCCAGAACTTGCTCAAAACATGGGTGATGTTGTACCACTTGCGGGTTCAATGGGAGCGGAGATGGAATCTGTTTTCGGGGCTATGGCCACTCTGACTGGTGTTACTGGTGATACAGCAAAAGTAAGCACACAGTTAAGAGGGGTGTTTTCTGCACTTACTAAACCAACTTCTAGAATGAAAGAAGTTATAAACGGATTAGGTTATGAGTCTGGTGCAGCTATGGTAAAAGCAAAAGGTTTTCAAGGAACTCTTGATTTACTAAAAAAAGTTACCGGAGGATCAACTGAAGAATTAGGAAAAATGTTTGGTAGAGTTGAAGCATTAAATGCAGTAATTGCATTAACTGGAACTCAATCAGAAAATTTCACTAAGAAAACAGAAGCTATGTATAATGCTGTTGGAGCAAGTAATGAAGCTTTTAAAGAAAAAGTTAAAACTTCCAAAGCGCTAAGAGAAAGATTTGGACAGTTGATTAATATATTAAGAATCAATTTAGGTAATAAAGTGCTTCCATATATAAATCAAGGTTTAGAATATATCCTTGAAAATTATAAAGAAATGGGAGCTCAAGCAAGAGCTGCAATGCAACCAGTTGTTAAAACTTATAATTTCATAAAAAATAATTGGTCCGCAATTGAACCGATAGTAGTTGGAATAACTTCTGCAATGATAGCTTATAAAACTACTCAGATAGCTTTAACTGCTGCTCAAAAAGCAGGAATGATTGTCCAGTCAATCTCTAAAGCCTATAGTACTTTTCAGGCTACAATGAATGCGGCACGATATTCTACTTTAGCGGCAAGCAAAGCCCAGGTAGCACTTAACCTTGCGATGTCAGCCAATCCAGCTGCAGTTATAGCAATTGCAATTGGAGCTCTGGCCACAGCAGGATATTTGCTTTATAAAAACTGGGATAAAATATTACCTAAATTGCAAGCTTTTTATAATTTAATAAAAGATGTACCTGCAGTAAGAGCTTTTATAGATACAATAATCTCAGTTAAAGACTCTGCAATACAAACTTTTAATGGAATAGTAACATTTGTTAAAGGAGTATTTACAGCTGACTGGGAAAAAGCGTGGACTGGAGCAAAAAACGCTTTTGCAGGCATATTTAATATTAAGAAAACATTAATTAAAGCTCCTTTAGATATGACTTTAGGTATCTTTAAGACTGGATTTGATGCAATTAATAACCTGGTAGGTTTTGATATAGGAGAAAAAGCTAGAAGCTCATTGGCAGCTGCAAGAACTAATTTCAATGAATTCGTAAATAACTTTAATTTTGACATAGCTGGTAAAGCACAAGAACATCTTACTAATTTCAAAGATGTATTTTCTAATAAACTAACAGAAGTCAAAAACTACCTAAATCAATTTGAGTTTGGACAGCAATTTCTTCAAAACATCGACACTTTATTAACAGGTGCTAAAAATTACTTTAATGGGATAGTAACTTTTGTTAAAGGAGTATTTACAGCAGACTGGGAAAAAGCTTGGACCGGAGCAGTGCAGGCAATTAGTGCTCCTTTCTCAACTATGAGTGAACTTGTAAAACAGCCAATGAACGCTTCTTTAGGTTTAATTAATTCCGCTTTAGATCAGTTAAATAAAATAAATGTTGAAGTTCCTAAATGGGTTCCTGGTATGGGGGGCAAAAACTTTGGATTTGATATACCTAAAATACCAATGTTAGCTAAAGGAACTGATAATTTTGGTGGAGGTATGGCTGTAGTTGGAGAAAGAGGACCAGAACTGGTAAACATGCCCCAAGGAACTCAAGTCACAACTGCCACAAAAACAGAAACTCTTATCCAAAAACTAAAGGAAACACCTTCTAAAGCTACAGAAATACTTAACAATCTTAAAAACACTGTTGTTAATAAAGAAATCAATCTCACCTTTGCACCTAATGTAACTATTGAAGGGAATGCAGATAAAGAAGATGTGAAAAGAGGAATCATTGAAACTAAAGCTGATTTCGAAGAATTATTAAATGAATTTTTAGGTGATCCAAGAGCTGATTTTAGTTAAAAAAGAGGTGGTTATGTTGACATATACTACAAAGTCCGGAGATACATTTGACATAATAGCAAAAAGAAAATTAGGGAAAGAAAAATATACTAAGGAATTAATGGAAGCGAATAATGATTATATAGATTATGTTATATTCCCTGCCGGCATAGAGCTTGAAATACCAGAAATAAAAAAGGAAAGTTCCTCAGGTATTCAAGCTCCTCCCTGGAGGGGTTGATAAATGAAAACTAGAAGAGCAAATCCTATTATTTATTACGAAGGAACAAATATAACAAAGAATTTAGAAAAAGAAATCAAATCTTTTTCTTTTACAGATGTGGCTTCAGGATCATCAGACACTATACAGCTTAAAGTGCATGACATTACAAAAAAATGGCTCACAGACTGGGCCCCTAAAAAAGGTGATGTAATTACAGCTGCAATTGAAGTTGAAAATTGGAATGGGGAAGGAGACAACAGAACATTTAATTGTGGCCAGTTTATAGTTGACCGTCCTCGCTATAGAGGGAGACCTATAGAATTAAGTTTAAATGCTGCAGCACTTCCTAATAATACAAGTTTTACCACTACTGAAAAAAGCAGAACTTGGAATAAAGCAACTTTAGAAAAAATTGCTCAAAAAATTTCTGCTGAAAATAATTTAAATTTAGTATTTGACTCTTCTTTGAATCCAAAAATTGAATATGTAGAGCAAAGTGAAGTTAGCGATAAAGTTTTTTTGAATGATCTTTGCACTAGATATGGTGTTGTAATGAAAATTTATAAAGAAAAAATTGTTTTATATAACGAGAAAGAATATGAAGAAAAATCAACAGCAACCACAATTGATGAATCAGAATTAGAAGATTGGGACCTTGATCCCAATCTCACTGATAGTGGATACGATGGTGTGACAATAACTTATTTTGATCCAACAACAGAAGAAAGAAAGAAATATACATTCACTATTCCTGGAGAAGAAGGGAAAAAAATATTAAAAGTTAATGATTTAGTATTTTCTTTATCTGAAGCTGAAACTAAAGCAAAGGCAGCTTTAAGATCTAAAAATAAAAGCGAAATTATACTGAAAGGTAAATTAAGCGGAGGAACTTTTTTAATTGCTGGCAGCACTGTTGATATAACTGGTTTTGGTGAATATTCAGGAAAGTATTATATAGATCGCATAACTCATACTGTGAAGCCTTACAAAATGGGTTTAGAAATGCATAAAGTTCTGGAGGGTTATTAATGAGTTTTGTTAAGCAAAAAATAGTTCAAATACTAAAAAATATAATTAGGGTTGGAAATGTATCTAGTGTTGATTATGATCGTGGAGCTGTTAAAGTGACTTTTCCAGATAAAGACGACATAGTCTCTGATTATTTACCGTATCTATCATTTGAATATAATATGCCAGATGTAGGAGACCAGGTTCTTTGCGTATTTTTACCTAATGGAATTTCAAAAGGATTTTGTCTGGGCCATCCCTATAGTAATAAAAACATGCCGGTTCAACCCGGCCCACAGTACTATTATAAAAACATTTATGATGAAGCTTTTTACCAGTATGACAAGAATTCAAAAACTCTAACTATAGATGCAGAAAATATTGTGCTTAATGGAGCAACTTCTATTGTTCTTAAAGCTCCTGAAATCACTCTTGATGGAGAAACAACCATAACTAAAAACTTGACTATTAATAAGAATTTAACTGTTAGCGGTACTATTTCAGCTGGTGGAGATATAACTTCAGGAGGATCTATTATTGATACAGCAGGCAACACTAACCACCATACTCATTAGGAATAAGGTGATTATATGATTGGATATTTTGGTCCGATTATCTTTGAAACATCAGATAGTCGAATTTTAAATTTTGAAGGATTTTCTTACAATGTTTCAGCAAATTATGAAAAACATGACATACTTGGCCAGAAACCTAGAAGTGAATTTAACAATCCCGATCTTGGAACAGTTTCATTTACAATTCATTTAAATGGAAATCACGGGGTTAAACCACGGGACGAGATAGAAAAATGGGCCAGTATTGTAAATCAAGGTGAAGCATACTCGCTTGTGATTGGTAGCAAAGTTATAGGAGATGATCTTTGGGTATGCACTAATATAGGAACAGCCTGGGATACTGTTTTTAATGGTGGAGAATTATTTTCAGCAAAAATTGATATTTCTCTCGAAGAATATATTTCGGAGATGTGATGTAAATGATTGATACAACAAAATTAAAACTGAATTTAAGTGACGATCTTGAAGAATATCAGGAAGTAATTAGAAATGTTAAAACAATACTTACCACTCCAAAAGGAACTGTTGCCTTTGATAGAGAGTTCGGAATTGATTGGTCTATTCTTGACCAACCGATGGCCCGGGCTAAAGGGCTTTTGACTGCAGAATATGCTAAGCAGGTAAAAAAATATGAGCCCAGAGTAAAAGTTACAGAAGTATTATTCGAAAAACCAAATCAAAATGGAGTTTTAATACCTAAGGTGGTGTTAGAAAGTGGCTAAAATCGAAGAACTGAAACACTTGCCAGAAATAAATTTTGTTGAAACAGATGTAGAAACTATGCTATCTGAAGCTATAGAAGAATATGAACAAGCTTATTTTGACAAAACTGGGAAAATTAAAAATTTAGCTGATGGAGATCCTGTAAGAATATGGATATATTCTCAGGTCTTAAAATTATATCACGCATACATGCTGATAGAAGATTCAGCAAAACAAAATCTATTAAATTATTCTAAAGGTGATAATTTAGAAAATTTAGGAGCTAGAATTGGAGTTAAAAGAGATAAAGGTAAAAAATCTATAACAACAATGAAGTTAACCCTCTCTTCTCCTCAAAATAAAGTTATATCAATACCTAAAGGAACTAGATTTACTCCGGGAAATCAGGTTTATTTTAAAACTTTAGAATATGATGAAATACCAGAATTACAAACAGAATACAATATTATAGCAGAATGCACCGAAGCTGGTTTTATAGGGAATAATTTTCAACCTGGACAAATTAATATTTTAGTAGATCCATTGCCATATGTAAAATCAGTAGAAAATATAGATGTTTCAGAAGGTGGAGAAGATGTTGAATCTGATGAAAGTTTAACTAGGAAAATATATTTAAAACCAGAATCTTTTTCGACGGCTGGCCCGGAGTTGGCTTATAATTTTTTTGTATTAGAGTATAGCTCCAAAATTTTAGATGTTTCTGTAGTAACTCCTGCCCCTGGGGTTGTTGATATTAGATTCATTCTAGAAAATGGGGAAATTCCAAATGAGAGCTTATTAAATGAGGTAAAAGATTATGTATCTGACAAAAAAAGAAGGCCGCTAACTGATAAAGTAAATGTTTACGTTCCTGAGAGTGTTGAATATAATATTGACTTTAAATATTATATTTCAAACGAAAATGAAAAATTTGCAGAAACAATTAAAAAGGAAGTTGAAAAAGCAGTAGAAGAATTTATTATATGGCAAAAAACTAAAATAGGAAGAGATATAAACCCTTCTGAATTGAGTTATTTAATAAAAAAAGCGGGAGCAAAACGGGTTGAAATAAAAAAACCTACATTTAAGAAAATTAATGAGATAGAAATAGCAAAAGAATCTCAAATAAACGTTATTTATGGAGGGTTAGAATATGAATAAAATCAATAATGTTAAATTATTAAATATTTTACCTCCAAATTTACGAAAAGATCCGGACATTATAGCCGCGAGCGAAAGCATTGATAAAGAATACCAAAAAATTATTAATTCTATAAGCAATTGTAAAACAATAGTAGATATAGATAACGCACAAGAACAAGTAGTTGATCATTTAGCGCTAGAAGCTCACGCCGATTATTATGAACAAGATCTTCCTATTAAATCAAAACGCAACCTTGCAAAAAACGCTTATTTGTATCATTTTACAAAAGGAACACCTTTTGCAGTAGAACAAATTATAACAGATGCTTTTTCGGAAGCGCTTGTAAAAGAATGGTTTGAGTACAACGGAGAACCTTACACTTTTAAGATAGTAGTAAATCATATAAATGCAGCTAAAGCCAGAAAATTATTGCAAGCATCTAATTCTGTTAAAAATAAAAGATCTTGGCTAAGAAAAATAAATAGTGATCTATTTAATTTATATGTTGATTATTTAGATGAATACAATAAATACACATTATCTTTAGAAACAGGCACAGGTTTTGTAGGTCAGTGGCATACAGAATGTTCTTTTTTTGGATCTAAAAATAAAATTTTAATTTCTTCGTTTTTTTTAAAAAAACAAAATCTAATTTTTTCTGGGGGTTTGTTTTCTGATTCTGAAAATAAATATTCTAAAAGTATGTCTAAATACAGTAAAATTTATTCTAAATCATTTATAG